GCAGCCGCCAATGCACCACCTCATAAGGCTCGAAAAATGTCACGCCCTGCGGCAACTTCTTGTTTTTTATGTCCTCTGCCATCTGCTTTCCATCAAGCAGAAAGCGACCGTCCATCGACTGGATGAACCCGATCAGGTTTCCCTTGGAATCCTCGATCCGACGCATAGATGGTGCAGGCAAATAGTTCAGGCCAACAATGCCGTTCTCGTTTGCCAAGATTTCGGCATAGGCGTTGCCATACTTTGCCAAGCCTCGCGTAAGGGCATAAATGTCCTCCTCGATGCGCAAACGGCGATCGAGCAGATCGCTGAGAACCTCACGAACCAACGAATCCGAAGAAAGGGGCCAAATGCAGGTATTATGCTGCGCATCCTGCACCGTGGCATCATCGGCATAAACATCGAGAGCCGATCCGATCTCTGGGTAGTCGTCCATCTCCTCGTAGTCGGCGTACCGATACATCAGCGTCTCTTCCATATGGAGAGAATCCGCCAACTGATCGTAACCAGACCAATCGCTTACGAGGCCACCGCCGTTGCCACCCGCAATATCCGCACCATCATCGCCCTTCTTGAGCGAAGTGATGACCGCCTCTTTGTCGGTGCCAAACCACTTCTGGACTCGACTTGAAATGTTGGAAACAATGCCCATTCTATCCCATCAAGAAAGGCAAAATGAGACCCTGCGGCGTCATCGCGTTTGTGGCAGAAGAACTATCCTTGACCATGACCATTCTTCCGCTCACCCAAGTGTCATCGTCGCCATTGCCCATATCGATCTCTGGCATCAGAATTGAACTCGATTTAGATGATTTTATCAAGCCGTAAACAACGCCTGCCACAGCGTCGGCAACATCCTTGGTGCCAGCGATGGGATGGTCGACCTTTCCACGAACACGATCATACTCCAACGCCCGCAATTCTGCAAGAAATGGCTCGTACCGATAATAGTCTATACGCCGTTCGTAAATTGCAGATTTCAACGAATCGTAGGCATCCATCGTTCTGTCAACCGAGACAACATCCGAATTCACGCCGCGAGCCTTCATCTGCTGAAGCATCTCTGCGCTCTGGTAACTATCGCAGGAGAACCCAGAAAGGCTGAATCCATGCTCCTGCAATTCGTAGACAAGACGACGAATATCGGGAAGGAAAATCTGCTCACCTGACGGAGGGTTGATTCGGAGCATCAGGTCAATGACGATCTTGGGGGCAACATCGCTGTATTCCTCGCCATCGGCACCACGCCGAACAACCTCAACCCAACCCTCGATATGCCCCATCGCAAGGCCAGTGCTGTCGCCAGAAAGCGACGGGTCGATGTGGATATGACGCATGGCCTGCGGATTCCGTCTGGGAACCCAATGCATCTCTTTATATCCGCCCGGCAATCTGCGCTCTTGCTGATAACAAAGTTTGTGCCAAGAAAATCCTGCACCAGATCCAAATTCGTACTCATCCGTCGAAAATGGATGCTGCTCCGAATTCACACATTCATCAATTTTGTTCACGCGATGAATAAACGCCGATATCGCGTGCGTGCTGATGCCTGCAATATCTCGGATCGCGTTCTCTAGGTCTCGATCAAAATCGTCGTAATATTCAATCGGAACCTCGATCAGCCTGCACCCCTGATCTTCAATCCAATCTTTGTTCAACGCCTCCGCCTCCTCCGTACTCGTTATCAAACGGCTGCGGAGCGAAGTATTGCCGACGAGAACCCAAAATTTCTCGCCGCTGAAGTTCTGCTTTGGCTTCACATCCCATGCCGCATAATCACGAACAAAGATCGAAGAATCTGAATAAGAATCCTTGATCTTTCGGTTCGTGAAACTGTCAATCGTTGCCGCTGACGAGGCCAAGATCATCAGGCCCGGCAAATCTTGTGGTGCTTTCAAGAAACGCGATTTGATACGACGAACGATAGATGCGTACATCTTCTCGGCCAAGTCAAACTGCGCAACCGTCGCCTTCTTGCCAACCTGACCAGAAATAACCTGACCCTTGGACACCATGAAGTTCGCTTCGTCCATCGCGCCGCCAAGGACATTCATACCCAAGATACGCTCTGAAAAGCAGGAGCCAATCGACAGGTTGATGCTGTTGGGAAATAGCGTGCTGTCGCGCCGAAAGTCGGGCTTGAAATGCTCCATAAAATAGGGAGACAATTTGATCTTGTCGTCCACCGCCGTTTTCATGACCTGCCGCGATAGGTGCAACGACTTGCTCATCAAGGCGATGACAATTTCAGAGCCCGGCGATAGGCCATAAGATAACTGCGGAGATCGCAGGCAAGACAACTCGTAAATGAGCCGAGCAACCGCGAACGAGATAAAGGTCGTCTTTCCGTAACCGATGCTGCCCGTCAGCACCACCTCGCGGATACCCGTAGTCTCAAACATTTCTGCGATATCTTTGCGTATCTGCGGATAAAGCGTCTGGCTCGAAACACCCATATAATAGGGATCGTCCAAAAACTGCTCAACCGAGACAGGTTTGCGAATCCATCGATGCTCGTTCATGTAGTCCATGAGCGAATTGTCGCCGCTCGATGAACCCATCAGCATCGCCTTGACCAACCTGCGCTGCTCTGGCGTAAGTTCGGCCAACTGCTCCTTCAGAATACGCCGATTCTCGTCATCTGTGCGAACAGACCGCGCCCGACCTGCGTGGTCACGAATCATCGTCTTCAAACATCGAAAGGTCGAAAACATCACCATCAAGAGCAGCGAGAGCCTTGGCAACAGAAAGTGCCTTTCCTCGACTCAACGGATCACTCGCCGTGTGCGCAATATCATTTCCGTAACGCTCAATCACATTTGCACCTAATTCTGGGCGAACCGAAGCAGAGGAAAGGGCGCGGCCATTTTCTTGACCTAAATCCATTTTGATCTCATGGCGTTTCATCAGAATCATCGCCGCCTGTGCGATTTCCTGCGTCATGTATTTATTCAACACCCGTGTCGTTTTCTCGAATTGGGAGCCTAACTCAATCCGCTCTCGCTGCAGATGGTAAAGTTTCTGCAATTCTTCCAACTCGTCAACCTGACGCTCGATCTCGATTTTCGCATCTTTGATGACGCTCGGAAGCAGCCGCTGCGCTACATCCATAGGCTTCATGTCCTCGCGGTATCTATACAGCGTTGTGACGAGGCTGTCCCGCGACAAATCGCCGCACTCCGTCTTATCTTCCTGCAGCCATCGTGCAATATCTGGAAGAGAAAACCCATGCTTGATCCGCTCGTCAAGTTCACGGCGAATCGCAGGATCAATCGACATAATGCGACGGTGCCGCTGCCCTACTTTGGGCCGATCCCCCTTGCGGAAATCAGGCTTATCAGTGCGAATCGCCACTTTCTTCCTCGTCTGCCTCGTCAATATCTACCGCAGCCCGCCAATTCGTCGCAAGCGCACCAAAGAAATCCCCTGCGTCAATGCCAGAGCGTTTGACCTGCGCCATCATCTTCTCAATGGCCTTGAAAGCGGTCGAATCTACCTCAACATACAGGTTCTTCTTTCCGCCAAAATCAAAATACATAAAGTGCTGATTGAGCGTCGATCCGTACTTCTGGTGAATCTGGTAAATAATCTCGGAAAGATTATCGAGGCTCTTTGCGTTTTTGGCCTTGTCCTCCAACTCGGCCTCGGCCTCTGGCGGCAAGCCTGCGTCGCGGATCGCCTTCTTCGCCTGACCGACAATCTTACGAAACGCATCCTCGTCCGTAAAACCCATCAAGTCGGCAACAGAATCGGCACCATGCTTCGACGCGACCTCCTGATACAGCGCGAGCATCTTCTCGCCGTTCATGGAGCCTTTGATCGCGTTTAGGCGCACCGTCTCCAACTTCTGACGCTCCTCGTCCTGCCACTTTACATCCGAAAGGATCACGCAGGGAACCTTCTCGTATCCAAGCAGTTTGCACGCCATCTTTCGGTGGTGGCCTCCGATGATACGGTACTTCCCGCCGTCGATCGGAACAACCTGAATCGGGTCGATCATTCCGTTCTCCTCAATCTCTTTGACGAGGCGGTTGAACTCCTTGTCCTTCATCCTGTTTGGATTCCACTCGGCATCCGTCAAGATGCCAATCTCAATCTCAACAAATTCGCCCGCAAGCGTCGATACTCCCTTCAACATCTTCTTCCTCCGCGCAATCGATTGCACAAAAACCATCACAACATGGTGCTATGTTAGTCCTACAGCATACGCACTGCAAATGTCCATGAACATTGATCGGGTCGCCAGAAAATCCGCACCAATCGCAACGCACGCAGCCTCCAAAAGAAATCCCTGCAAGCCGTGATAGCAAGCAGGGAATCTAACGCAACGAGAAGATTACTCTTCCGTAGTGCCTGCGATCTCGTCCAGAATCGCGCCGCCATAAACGACCGTATCATTGGATTTGTCATAGGCGATCAGGAACAGGCCGCTCGACTTCTCAAGCCGCCGAATCATGCCCTCAAAATCGTCCGTACCCGCATTTGTGGCAAGGAAGTCGCTGCAGATCAGGTCGAGCGCGTGGCCGTCCTTTTCTGTGTTCGCCAACTTCTTCGCCTTCTCGATCGCAGCCTCGACATTCGAGTTCTGCTCAGGGAACAACGCAAACGCCTTCTTTGCCGCTTTTTCGGTAGCCACAGGCTTATCCGCACCAGTGTCAAGCGGGGTCGGTTCGGCATCGTCCTTCTGCGAGATCTGCTCAAGAATCTCGCGGTAGGTAAGGCCGTCGAGACGCGCCTTCCAATCGGAAGCATTCTCCTCCGTCACGATTCCAACTAACTCTTTGGCCTTCGTCCAACCAAGGCTCTGCACCCAAGCCTTCACCTCTGGCTTCATGCGACCGAACCAGTCCTGAATGCTGACCAGATACTGAGCCTTGCGGGGAGCGAATTCCAGTTCGCTTTCCACATACTCTTTCCACGACTGGAAGCCCCAAGCGATATAGTAGGAGCCGCTGTAGACCTCCGACAACGACTGGCTCAACTCCCAATAGGAATCGTCAACCCGACGACGAAGATCAAGGATGCGTTTCCGCACCTCGGAATGCTCCACATTTACAACTTCACCATTCAACGAAACCATCTCAGCCATTCTACTTTCCTCCCGCGAGGGTTGTGCGCCGATTCCACTCGGCAATTAGGTATGCATCCGCTTCATCGCCATTTATGGTAGCCAGATGGCCAAGATCATTCAAGGCCAAGACCGCATATTTGAAGGCATCTTCCTTCTTGGTGTTGCCCTTTCCGACCACAATCTTGCGGCAAGACGAGGCAGTAACGATCAATGGCACCACGCCGAAAACATGGTAAATCTGCAGTTTGATGCAGCCATGCAACTCGCCAAGATCGTTCTGCGCTCCACGCGCACCAAAGGCATAATTCTCAATCGCAACGCTGAAATTGTCCTTGATGGCCGTGTACGGCTCAATCTCGTCCAAAACGCGTTTTGTCAAAGCAGAAAGACGCTGAATCTTCTGCTTATGACTGGAGCCTCGCTCAAGGGGCGCACCAAACGAGACAACCCGCAAAGGCGCACCTTCTGCCGACAAGACGCAAAGGCCCGTAGACCGAAGCGAAAGGTCGAGGCCTATGAAGGCTTTTTGGGAGTAAAACATGATGCCTTAGCGGGGCAATACTTGGCCCGATCGCTCGATTTCGTCCTGCACTCGACAAGACGGTCAGGAACAACGCCGCTGTCAAGAGCGGCAATCGTCTCCTTGAGCATGGCCTGAATCATCCCGATGATCTTGTCGTCACGATGCACAATATGCTCGCAAACCATATCATCGATCTTTCCAAACTTTTTGCAGAAATAGACGATGCGGGCGCGGTCAATCCCGCTCATCCACATATACGCCTGAGCCTGCAAAATATGCTCCGCTTTCGGAGAACCGCCATGCTCAGGATCGACATAAGCGTAACCGTTCTCGTTGATCGTTTTCAATTCGAAGATCTCTGGCCCATCGTCAGGCCAAACCAAGATGCCGTCGCAATGGCCCGTGAACCGATACTCCGCGCTTCGAAACGATAGTTCCACATACTCGTAACGGTCGCTGCCACCCGTCTTTGGCATGGGAACCCAACCGTGGGGCAGAAACTGCCCGTTGTGGCCCAAGGCAAGCGAGTCTCCCTTGATAACAGCACCGCTCTCGCGATCCCGCCACCAACCCTGAAAAACGCCCTCTGGGAGGTTCCGAAGAAACTCCTCTTGAAACTGGGTATGGATCGCCGTCCCGATGCCAAAAACCCAACCGAGTTCTGCGTCCACTTCCGTGCCGATCGAAAACGCATCGCGCATCGCTAGGGCATACATTCGTGGGCATAATTTCGGCAGGCCAGAGGCCCGAAACCAATCGCCAGATTTCGGGGGGCCGCTTTCGTCAGACCGAACAAGGCCCAACTTCATGGCATCCCGCAATTTTGACGATATCGACCTAACCCTAGGGGTTGACTGTGTCCGCAGCACGCTTCCGAGCATCGTATGAATCCTCCTTCAACTTTTCTGTGAGCATCTTTTCAACATCGAAACCAATTCGAATGATCGTAGATTCATCTGTAGCAGAACCATACATTTTTGCATAATTTGCTTTCCACCCCTCGATGCCGCTGAAGCCTTCGCCCTTCGCAAGATCAACGGTCATCTCCTTGACCTTCATAGGCCGAATCGTCTTAACCGTCAACTCCGCATATGGCCGAATCTCGCCTTCTGCATCAACGCGAGCAACAATCTTGGTGCCAATCTCGTAAGGGCAGGTGTTCATCCTGCGCGATACCGCGCTGCAACGCTTCCGCACCAACGCAATAGCCTCTGCATCTGTCAAAGTAAGTCCAAGCATAACAGTCTCTCCTTTTACCTTTTGCACCAACCAACGAAACCAACGATAGAACAACAGCCGTTCATAAAGCGAGTCTATCACATCAGCCTTCCAAAATCCTGCGAAAAACACTCATCGGAATCGCAACCCAATGAGCCTCCGTTGTTGGATCAATATTCCCCCTTATCTCAATTGCAAGCGCAGGCTCTTTTCCTGCCGCCATCGCCTCCTTCGTGATCTTCGATAACCACTCGCCTTTTACCGAAAGCGAGGCATGAATCGTCTGCTTGCACTCGATCAAAAACCGATCAAGATCGTGCGCATTAGTCGTCCTCTGGATCACATCCCCCTTCGCGTAGATGCTGCTCCCGCTCCCTGCCTGACGCTTCCCGTTCAGGTGCTTTGCCACGGACTCCTCTTGCTCTCGCGGCGACTCTGTGTGCAGATCGAAAACCTTCGGTCGGAACCTTCCCACGCAGCAACCTCCATTCATCGGCGGTAAAATGCATCCGTGTCACATCGCGGCCAACCCGCTGATAGACAAGACGCGCACCGCAAGCCTTGCAACATTCAATCACATCGCCAAACGCCGAAACACCCTCAAGATTGAGCAAACTCTCGTCTGCGCGAGCGGCCTCGCAGCACCAAACCTCTTTCTTCTGCAAGAACAGCCGCCAAATCGTCGCGACAACGACAATCACGGATATCGCTGCGGAAACCCAAATCATGCGAGCATTTTAGCCCGAAGAAGGGCCGTGATACGCGCCCACTCTCTAGGCTCCTGCATGGCCTCAATCGCTGCCTTCTTGCTCGTAAAGGTCTGCATCCCAAGGTTCCATTTCACGCCGTCTTTGGCAAGTTCACCGAACCGCTCGCAAAGGCTCACATACAGGTTGACCTGATCAATTGTGCCATCATCAAGCACCATTGAATAACTGCCCTTGCCTTTGGGCGGAGCGGTCTTGTTCTTCTCAATGCTGAAATTGATCCGAACCGACTTGGCCTTCTGCAGATCTTTCTCGTCGCCACCTACGCTCTCGACATCCTCGATCTCGTAGCCGTTTGACCACAATTTGACCTCGCACGATGAGACAAATCCTTGGCCCATTCCGCCCGGCATGGTTTCAGGATTGCCAAACATTACGCCGATCTTCATCCGCAACTGGTTGATCCACAACTGCGTGGGAACCCGCCCGAAATCACGACCAACCGAATTCACGCTGCTCTGCGTCTTGCGGCAAAATTTGTTCAGCAGCCGCGCCTGCAAACCCTGCTGCCACTTCTCCGTCGATTCCTCGACCTCTTTGCTCGGTGTCATCGCCGCAAGCGAGTCCAAGATAAACAGGTCAACAGCACCTGTGCGCATCAGGCTATCGTAAATGTCGATGCCCTCCTCCGCCGTATCGGGCCGAACATAAACGATCAGCCGATCGTCTAGGCCAAGCGTTGCAGCCCACCGCTTGTCGTATGCGCCCTCGTAGTCGAACAACGCGACCCGAAACTCCTCGTAACTATTCGCAGCGTAACCGCGAATCCTAGCCGCATACTCGTCCTTCTTCTCATCAGGATACTGCCTCGGAACGAACAGACCCTTCGTGTAACAATCGCAATTGCCCTCTTGGTGCCAAGTGATCTCGCCCGTAGCCTCGTTCTCCTCCTCGACCACCACCGTCTCCACCTTCCGCAAGCAGTGGGCGCACAATTTCTGCGCGTTGCCTGCCGTCCGATAAGCCGTGGTCGTTTTGCCGCTGCTCTTATCGCCGTAAAAGATCGTCGTCCGACCAACAGGCAAGCCTCCGCCAAACGCGATATCAAGCGATAAACTGCCTGTCTCAATGCGCGGAATCACCATGTGACGCACGCCGATTCCAAGCGTCCCATCGCCATGCTTTTTGTCAACGGAAGTGGCAAGCCGCTTCAATGCATCCAATCTACTCATAGTACACCTCTGTAATGCAACGGCAGTAGCCCTGACAGCGCGGGCAACTGCAATCTTTGCCATCGGCCTCTTTGCTGCAGGAACACTGCTCAAAATAAAGCAGACACGACCGACACAATGGGCCTCCGTTGCCCTGCTGCGGATCGGTTGGCATCAGAACCCGTTGTCGATGTTGCCTGCCGCGTGTCGGGCAAGTTCGCGCTCGATATAACGAGCCGTTTTTGCCTGAACCGCTGCGATCGCAACCTCCATCGGAACCCCGTCCGTAAGAGGCTCATCGATGGCAATGTCGAATTTGAGCGATTCGTAGGATTTCATCGCCTTCGTCATTCCGTAGTTTACCCGAATCGACCGACCGCGCAGCGCATCCGCATAATCAAGCGGCGTGACCACCCGATCCTGCGAGAGAACCGAGGCAACCTCGCGCATCAGAATCTCGTTTGCGATCCCTCCCGCGCAATCGATTGCATCCTGACCCGCCCCCGAAACCGTAACGCCGATCTCGATGCGAGCGAAGTTGAAATCGCCCATGTTGAGCGTCCGCCCAACCGAGACCGTGGTCGATGAAGCAGGCCGATCATGCGCGACGATTTCGCCGCCATCAGATTCGGACGATCGGCCCGTAATCTCTCGACCCTTCTTCGTCTCACGCGAGATCATAACCGAACCAGACGCATACCCGTTTTCCATCTTTTCCTCCATCAGAGCAACCATTGCTCATTTCAGATTGTGTTTGTTTTTGTCTTTCGCTTTAGCGAGCCGCTATTGGCGACTCGCAGACATTTGTCAGATTCGATCAGGCGAGTCAAGAGAAATCTGCGATTTTGAGATCTCTGGAAGCAGATTCCAACCTTCGATGATTGCACCAGTAAAGGCAGTGTCGTTTTTGCGAATGTGAATCCGCTTCTTATTCTCGGACGGATGCCAAGATTTCACAACAGATGCAAGCACTTCGATCATGCCGACGGTATAGAACCGAACGCCGCGACCTGTCAAGCGGAAAGGAGTCGTGGGGATCAAACCGCAGGCTTCCCAGTTCAAGATCGTCTCGCGGGAAATGCCAACCTGATGCGCCACGCTAGTGATGGGATGAGCCTCGTACTCAACACCATTGACGGTCACCGACTTCACAGAGGCAACATCGGTCGCCTTCTTGCGCGAAAGCGACGCTGCAGAAAGCACCTTTGCCTTGTAGTCTGGATCGTTGCGATAACGCTCTTTGCGTTTCTGCGACAACTTCTCCTTGTTCAGCGCGTACCAACCCTTGAAATAATTTGAAGCCTTATCGCCCGAAACAATCTCTTCCGACATCATCATCTCCTGCTGCTATTGGGAAACTAAATGCATCCAATCTCTTTGTAAAATGCAAGCCTACGGCGGTGGCTGTTCATCAGCCGCGAAACATTCTCGTCCACCACATCGACCACGATAGGGTGAGGCTTACCCTCGCAAACGCCTGCCCGCCAAGCACACAAATGTTTGCACTTTGTATCGCTCGGTTTGCAGTGCCGCCTAACGCGACCAATCGCCTGCTCTGCGTCGCCAATCGGAGTAACAAGCACCAACACATCAATTGCTGGAATATCTAGCCCTTCCTCGATCATCTGCTTCGTCGCCAAGACAACATTTGCCCGCTCTGCCTGCTTCAAATCGTCTTCAGTTCTCGTCCGTTTGCGCGGGTTTCCCTTCGCGTCAACGCCGCCAGAAAACCACTCTCCTGTGTAGCAATCGATCACAGGCTCAAACGGAAGATTCATTCGCAGCAGAATACCTGCGATCTCCTTTTCGAGAATCCGCAAATGGCCAAGCCGTTCGCTGACAACCATCACCTTGCGGCCCTTCGCCACGGCCTGCGCAATTTCATCCGAAATCATTTTGTTCCGCAACGGATCGTTGACCAACTGCGTGACGATCTGCGTATGGCTCAACTTGTCCTCTGCAACCACCTTGCCGCGCATCCGAACAGGACTCATCCTGATCAGGGTTTTTAGACGCTTCAGAGAAGGCACGATTGCGTTTGTCTTGGCTGAATAAAGAATATCGCCAATGTGGTGGTAGAAAACATCCTCGGCCCCGTCCTTGCGGCGCGGAGTAGCCGTCAAACCAAGCCGATACTTCGCCTTGAAGCGGGGAATGATATCCGACCAAGTCTGCGCACCAACCCGATGGCATTCGTCGGAAATCACCAATCCAAATGCTTCGTAGATTTCTTCAGGATATTTTTTCCCGTCCTCGTCGTCTCGCGCAATCGATTGCAGCATCCCGATCACAAAATCGCAATCCGCATATTCGCAGATTCCCTGCTGAATAATTCCGATGCGGGCATCAGGCATGAATTCCTTGATCCGCTCGATCCACTGCCGCAAGAAAAACTCCTTGTGGACTAAGATCAAGGTTTTGCGGCCCACCTGACGAGCGAACTCCAAAGCGACATTTGTCTTGCCGAAACCACAACCTGCCCGAAGGATGAACCCGCCCCACGGATTGTCCTCCGTGTAACGCACCATCGTATTGATTGCCTCGCCCTGCTCTGCGTATGGGCCTTCAAACCGCATTTTCGTGGCAAACGGGCGCATCGGATGGCCCTCTGCGACCATCACGGCCTCCTCATGAACCTCGCGACGGTTCTTTAGATAAAAACCGCGAGGCAACCCGATCCAACGATCGGTCTCTTTGTAGAGCAAAATGGGAAGCGGAACATCGTTCGCAAATTCGCTATTCACAACGGGCAGAACCGTTAGTTTCTTGCGAAGATTGGAAACCTGATGAGGCTCCATCTTCGATTTGTCGAGCCAGACCCGACCGTCTACTTTTACATTCAAGGCAAACCCCTGACAAGTTGAACATGGGAAATATTAGCATCAAATATTCCAAGTGTCAACGCTCGCAAGGCATCGCCATCAGCAGGTGAATTTGGAATTGGTGCTAAACAGAATTTGATAGGCCTCAAGATAGTCAACCTCGCGCTGCAGCGTGCGGGCTGCGTCAAAGGTGACCATCCCATCAATGAAGCCAATGGGATCGGACTTCGTGACGCGAGCAAACGCCAGATAACGGCAGCAGGCAGAGAGGCACCGCTCGTTCAAATCATCGATGATCTTGGACAGGCCTTTGACGGAAATGTCGTCATCAAGGACGAACTTTACCACGGTGCCGTTTGGGTACATCTGGTGGATCTCAAGATGCAGAACCCCGTCGATTACCTCAACCGCAAACGATACCTTAGAAAGGTGCCACTTCTCTGAAAATCGCGGGTAGTCTGCCCCGTCCAGATACGATGGAATCCAACTGAAATCACCATTGGGCGACTTCAAGAATTCGGCCTTCGCAAGAGGAACGAAAGAGAAAATCAGGTCAATCTTTCTCATCTGAAACCAAAGGCAAAGGCCGAGTAGTGGCCACGACCATCATACTCGACCCGCCAACCGCAGAATAGAGCGTCGATTAGTAGTCTACATCGTCGTCGCTGAACTTGCCGCCCGCTGCAGGAGACGCGCCACCTGCGCCGCCCATCCCGCCGACCAGACGCGCAAGCGAGTCGTAGTCCTTTGGCGTGAAGGTCTTGGCGTAGTCGAACGGCTTGATGTCGAGGCTTGCCTCTGCCGCGCCAAGATTGAGCAGATACTCGGCCCAATTCTTCTTCGGAACCTTCTCGACAAACTCGAACTCGTCGCCAACCGACTCCACCTTCGCGCCGCTACGGTAGACATCCCAAACCGTACCGCTCAGATCGTTGCCATGCTTCTGCGCCAACCGCTGCAACTTCTTCAAAACGCCCGGCTTATCTTTGCCGCCGCGCTTTGCACCAAACAGGCTCTTACCGAACTGGTAGGTAACGCCCTTCTTGCTCGTCCAACCCGTCAACTTCACGCCGCCAGATCCATGCGTAACATCGCCCATGTCGATGACGCTGAAATAGCCCACGAAGGCTGACCACTGCTCTGCATCGCAGATCGGGCAACCCTTGTCGTCAATGTTGTTCTTCTTCAGGCAAACAACGCGATCTTTCGATTTGTTGATCCCGTAGAGCGAATGCTCGTACAGGCAAAACGGCTCGCCATCGAGGAAGAGAACCCTCTTCGTCGCCCCTGCGGGCATCCAGAAGGTTCGCGGCCCAAAGTCCTTGTTGCCGCCGTTTCCGCCTGCGCCAGAAAACGGATCATCATCGATGTCCCATCCAGCCTTATTGCCACCAAACGCACTACCGAATCCACTCATGCTCTACCTCACTTGTCCTACCCAGAGGACGGTTGTTTGTTCACCCATGTGAACGCTGAAATCTATAGCCGCGCATCAAGATAGCGTCAAGCCGAAAGCGTCAAAAGTTGACCAATTATCTTATGGTGCAAACCCAAAACAAAGCACCAATGGCAACGGCCCGCGATAAAAAACGACCGAATGATAATCAGAAAACGGACGCAACAGGAAACCTGCGCGTCAACAATCACTCCAAGATATAGGTCTTGGATTCAGGCTTTCCGCCGTCTGCGTTGACGATCGTAGCAGGAATCCAACGCCGCTCCCGCCGATCCCCCATCCGCGCAGATCCATCATCATGCCGTTTGCTGCCGACCCATTGCAAGCGGGTATGCGCCCTGCGCCAGTGAGCCTTTACCGCCACCCGATCTTGGCCCAGATACCGCAGGTTTGGATCGATAATCCGTACCTTGTAGGTCGGGATTTTCGTCAACATACGCTCTGCTTTTTTGGCCTTGCCTCCGCCGTTTTTGATGATCCGCTCAAGCCGTTTCCGCTCGTCGCTGAAATCGCGCTCGACAACCACCGCCTGACGACACTCAAGGTAGGCGCACATCCCGATGACGATACGAGAAACCTCAAGAGCGGTAACCCGATTGAATTCTTCCTCGTCAGAAGTGCAATGTTGGTCGTTGCGTATCTCGCCGTTTAGGGTCTTCAAGATCGCGCCCTCGAAATCCATACTCTGCAAGATTTTCGCATCTTCAAGCGAGTAGCCGAACATGATGTCGTCGGTAGGGTTTGCGCTTTTATTATGCGCCCAGACAACGATCGTAAGCGTATCGCCCATCAAGCGACCGTCTGCCGCCATTCCGATCGACTCGCGGATAACGCCGTCCCGAACCTGCGTACCGCCCTCAAGCGACGCCCTGCGCGTGACATAAACGCCCTGAACAGAATGCTCTGGATCGAACCCGCTCGCAAGACCTGCCTTCTCGATATCGGTGGGCATCGAAGCGCGGAGTTTTAGCCCTGAACCCTCCATGCAGATATAGAAAGATTCAAACGGATATTTGATGTCGTTAGGCGTGATGCCTGACAGATCCATCTCCCGAAACATTCGGCACTGATCGGCCCCTAGCAGAAAGGTCTGCTCGCCGTCCGCCTCCCAACACAAAGAGGCAAAAAGCGTGATCGAGTTTGCCCCTGCTCCTGCGACTCCAAGCATCGCAGGCTCAAGCAAGGCAAGATTGCGATACGATGACCAATACGGGCAACTTCGTTTTGCATCCGAATGCAACAGCATCTGACCTCCTCGTCCTGCAACCGAAGCAGGATCAAACTAAACCGTACCTGATCGCTAAACCATACTCGGATACTCAAGCAGATCAAGTTTATTGGCCCTGTCAAACGAGCCGAGCATGACCGCAGGAGGCATCGTTTCCTGCACCTCTGCAAGCGTCAACGATCCGCCGTCTTTGCCATCGGCCACAGGGATTGCCTGCACCTTGATGTTGTAACGAGCGAAGAACAAACGCTCGACCTCGGAATTCATGATCTCGCCTGCCTTATCGCCATCGCCCATGACAAAGACCTTGTCCGTTCTTCGCGCAATCAATTGCGCCTGACCTGTTGATATCGAAGCACCCAAGATCGCAACAGGATGACGCACTCCATGCCGCCAAAGATTCAGAGCATCGGTCGTGCCTTCGGTGATCACAATCGGCTCACCCTCAACATGACGCTCGATCCCAAATAGGTTGTCTCTGCGCCACGGCCCCGCATGGTGCTTGTATTTGGCATAAAAAGTGTTGCAGCCCCCGCAACGATGCAGCGTCTTGCCATCCGCGCCAACGATGATCGCCCCGCAACGAAAGCAGTGCGCACCCTCCCAACATAGTCTGGAAGTGTACCCAACAAGTTTGCGATCGACGCTCCGTATCGGATGAACCCAACGCCGCTCCTTCTCGTTGTACCCAAGCCCCCAAGCGCGATGAACATCCAAAAACCCACGATACAGAACATATTCTGGCGGCGGAGCGGCAATCCACTTGTTCATCAAATCTTCATCAGGCGGAAGATACTCAATCTGACCTTTCCGCACCACATCGGGAAACATTCTGGTCTGATCGCGGAAACCAGATTCGTCACGACGCAAAACTGGCCCTGAACGAGAGAACTTTCCGCCTGCAGAATAATCCAGTTTGGAAACGGGAATCTTCTCGACATCGTCTTCAGGCTGATAGGCGAGCAAAGACGAACCAGAAACATACTCTGCACCTAGCGCGTAACCACGCCACAAAAGGCGCGGCAAATGCCCACGCTCGCCGCAGGAGAGGCACTTGTAGGTATGACCTCCCCGCCCCTCAAAGACCGCGAAAGAAGGCCGACTGTCGCGGCCTGATCCATGCGTCCATCGTGCAAACGGGCAGGTCGCAATCAACTTGCCCCCGCGCCAACCCTCAACCTCTGATCCCAAAAGGCGCAACAACTGCTCTATTTCAATTCTGCGGTCGCTCAAAACGGAACCCCGTAACCCTTGGTATCGTAGTCGCCGTCCTTGAAATCTTTGTCATCGCCGTCCTTGGCGATCTCCTCAAAACGCATCCCGTCGAAATCCCAATGCACCTCAATAGGCTCACCATCGTGCGAACCGCGCCGCAACTTGCCGACATGAAACTTCAGTCTGCGGTCTGCCTTCATGTCGGTATCCTGCTCCATGATGAACACCGCATGGGCATCCCATAGCAACTGGTCAGATAGGGCAATCGCGCTCGTATCGTAGCCTCCGCCCTGCTTCTTATCCTTGGTCGCCTGCCTCGACAACTGGTGGAAAGCAACGAACGGAACATTGTGCCGTTTCGCAGCCTGACGAATCCAGTCTACGGCCCGCATCGTTCGCTCCATTTTGTCTCCCTTGAAGCGGAGCATATAAATCGAGTCGACCGCAACCAAATCTGGCTTCACCGCTGCAATCGCTATGTCCATTCCGTTAGGCGTAAGATCGTCCGTACTGTCAATGACATACACGCCGTCGTTGCCTTCCAAATCCTTGATCATTCCGAACAGTTTATCTTCGGCAAAACTCGACAACCGACCGCGAACAATATCGCCTGCCGATACGCCTGCCTGCACCACGAAGAACCGCTCGGCAATCTCGGATTTGCTCATCTCTGGCGAAATGATCAGAACCCGCTTCCCGCTGCGCCAAGTGTCCCGCGCAATCAATGTCGCAACCTGCGTCTTTCCAACGCCCGGCCGAGCGACAAAATAGGTCGCCGTAGCAGGCCACAAACCCATCGTAAGGTCGGTCATCGTAGGCCAAGGCAAAGGCACGCCTGTGTAGCCTGCCTTGACCTTCAGGTAGGCCTCTTTGACGCTATCGCCTAACAAGAAAATGCTTGTTGGTGCTGCGCCTGTGGAAACGCCAACCTCAACCGCCGCAAAGTCCTTGATCATCTCAAGCGCAGCGTCAGGGTTGTTCATCCGCAACTGATCGCCGCTCTGATCAAGCAACGCGCTGATGCGACGATACATCGTCCGCTTCAACAATTCGTGGATGACGAACGAAGATTCAAGCCCAAACCCGTCAAGGTCGAGGCCACAAATCGTTAGAACAGCACCAACGCCTGCAGGAACTTTGTGATCGTCAAAATGCTGCTTGATAAACTTGTAGGCTTTTCGGTGCTTTGGATCGTCCAACGAGGCAGGATCAAACCCTGCCGTCTCCAATCTCTCAACCACCGATCCGTCAACAGCAGCATGGAAGAGAACCGCAACTTCAATGTCCATAAAACCCTCTACTTCAAGATCGCACCGATCTCAGATTTAGCAGCCTCTCGCAGATCTTCTCCAGAAATTCGCATCGGATAAATGCACTCTTTCAGGCTGTGCATGGTCGATGATTTCAACTCCTCCTCAATCGCCTTCAAGGTCATGTTGGTCGTGATGAAGGTCACCCGCTTATTTGCGTTGCGGTGCCGAATCAACTCGTCCAACACCCGCGCTCCAAAACCTGTGCTGTCCTGCACGCCCTTGCCAAGGTCGTCAATCAGCAGCACCTCAACGGTCTTTGCCCGTTCCCATAGCGTCTGCTCCTCGTCAAACATTTCACTGTTGATGACCGCGCCCTTGATCTCTGCGGCCTCAAGGAACAGCAGCGACTGACCGCGCCTGCGGTACTCCTTGCCAATCACCACCGAAAGGCTCGTTTTGCCTATCCCATTCGATCCCCAAAGCAGAAGGCCAACACCTTTGGAGAGCATCTCCTCAATGTTGGCAAGATACTTGGTCGCAACTTCCCGAACCGATTCCTGAACACCATCCATCGATGCCGTCCAATACCGCTTCGGAACCCGCGCACGCAAAAGATCGTCTTTTGTTAATTCTCTTCTGTACATTTACCAGCCCGATTCTGGCGACCCGTCATCGGAACGGAATTCGTCCCGATTTTTAGGAGCAACAATCACAGTTTTTCCGTTCTGAACCTCGGCAAATATTCTCTCCCGCATCGACCAGAACAGATTCACCGTTGGCGCACCTGATAAGCGACCGCGAGACTGCTGTACCATCTCGTTCCAGTTCGAGCAGTAGTATTCAACCGCAGATTTGACCAAATCTCGGCCATAAATCCCAAGAAGATCTTTCGCCAACTTGCGCTGCTTCACAGTCCATTTTGGAACGATATAACCTGCCCCAAACAGATCTGCGAGGCCAACCCGAAACCAACGCTCAACATCCGTCGAGTTTGATGGAATCTGCCGATCAGCCAATGGTGCCAGAAGCACCAGTGATTCAGGCGCAGCCGCAAATGGTGCAGGGGCCAGTTTGATCTTCTCCAAACGCCGCTCCGAGACCTCTTCCCGAACCCGCTGCGTGTTCTCAGATACCGTCCTGACCTTCGCCCTCAACGATGCCAACTTCTCTCTTGACATGGGCAACCTCGAAATTGTGCTTCCAAAATAAAGCGTCGCCAACTTTGATGGCAACCCTCTGATAATCGTCCACTTTTCCCACGCACCGAGCGCGGATTTGATCCGTGAACATGATAGCGTCCGTGTCATCCATGGTCAAGATACAATCGCGCCAACTGACCACGCTCACAATGGTGCCGCAAGAGCCTCCGCTCCCGTCCCAAGTGGCCAAGTCGCCAATCCTAAACTTTGTCACAGGCCCAATCAAATCCATGCGACGCAAGATCGCGGTAAAGAATCTCTGCGCAAGGTACCATCCAAGCAGGCGTTTTCAACGCAGAAAGGCCCCAAACCCAACCCTCTGCGGCCATGATGCGGAGACATACCGCCTCGGCATCTGCCGCGCTTTCTAGGGGCATTTGATCAACCACGCAGCGCATATGGGTAAGGTGGTAGGCCCACGATACCTCCTGCAAGACAGGGATTTTGATATCAACAGATAGGCCGTCCATGATCGGAATAGAAACAGACCGATCAGAAAAATCCATCCTAGATAGCGTCTCTGCGAAATCCGCAAGCACCATGTCATCAAAAGACGCAGGAACCGCATCCTGCGCCGCCTCTCTCCGCTTCAACGCCAACAACTTCAACCTGTGCATCGCGCTACCGCCGCTGAATATTCTTCTGCTCAGTGATGTAATCCAGATCAACCCTGATCCGATGCTTGCCGCCGTAGGCCGATAGCAGCCCACGGATCGAACTGATAACGCTGCCCTGCCGCCCGATGACCTGCCCGACATCGGATGCATCGGTATGCAACTCCACCAGAACGCGATACGATGCAGGAACAACCGATACCTCGACCGATTCGGGGTTGTCCACGATGCTCGAAACGACCGATTTCAGAAGGATATGAATCCCGTCCAAAGTGTCCTGAGAGATGCTTTTTGACATGATTAGAATCCGAGATCAGTCTTGCGAATTGCGGCAACGGTAGCCTTACGATCCTGCTCCGATTCAAGGCTGTCACGGCTGCTGCCGTTGCGCTCCAAGGCCATCGTTACTCTGGCCCTCTCACGCGCTGCCTCAACCTCGCGGATCTTCGACACATTCGACCTATACAACCCGCGCAACATGGTTGCAATAGCAGGCGCGACCGACCCGTTCCGCTGCAGCGTTTCCTGCGCCCCCAAAACGGCTGATCGCCGCTCCCCCTTCATGACCGTAAGGAGAGCGGCAATCAATTGCGCGACGGTAAGGCCGTCAGCCCCCGTCGAGCCCCTGCTAGGCATACTCGGCAAGCAACTGAACCGCTCGGCTGTTAAGGCCCGCTCCTGCCCCGAACATGATGTTCTCGAACCGCAGGCCGTCCTTGTGGCTCTTGACGGTCGAGTGATGCGTAGTGAATTCCGTGATCGCGTTGTACGCGCCCCACGCCGTTCCCTTAACGCCCGCAATGTCCGTCCCGATGCCGCCCTCAAAAAGGGCCGTCAATTCGCCCTTGATATTCTCGCGGCGCGTATTGAAGCCATCCCCCTCGGCCTTGTCGGGAATGAGCGAGTCGATGAACTTCAGCCATTCGGCGGTTCCCATCTTGATCTCGGTCAAGCGTCTGTGGAAATCCGCGCTGCGATCCGAGGCCTGCTTCGCAAGGCCAAGAACCCGCGCTGCCTCGCCAACCTTGACCTGCATATTGCGGGTATGGCGGATCGAAACCCCCTCGGCTGCTTTGGACGATCCAAGAGCCATCCGCGCCGTATTTGCGCAGACAACCCGAACCTCCGTCCAGAGAACCCGCAACGCGCTGCTGCCATCGTGGGCGTTGTAGAGCATGATGAATTGGTCGACCCGATCGTTGGGCAGAATCTCGTTCGAACCGATCTGGCCAAGCAGCCAGACCCGCTGCCCGCCGCGAAGCGAGCCTGCGGTATGATACCGCATCGAACCGTCATCGACTAGCGTATCCATGAAGGCGAAAGCGTCCATGTTCTGCATCGGCGTGTATTTCGCGCCGACAACCCCAAGGATCGCGTCGTCCGTATTGCGGCGTACCGCAACATGGCTTTTGATCGGGAATCGGCCACCCATGCCGTCCGTTGCGAAGATCGGCGTCTTCGATACCGACCAGTCCAACCCGCTCTCCTGCAAGGCAGTCGCGCTGTCGACATTCTGCGCCCCGACATAGGTTCCCAACCCATGCCACGGTACTTCTCCGCTGTACATCATCGTCTCAATCTCGTGTGCCATGTGGCCTCCTCCGCTTTTGCCGCCCGACCATCGGACAGCGTCGACCCTCGTTGGGTACGGGCATCAATCTAGGCAGATCAAAGTGTAAGTCAAGCGGAATTAACAACGGGAGAGCAAAAATAAACCAGATCAAAAACGGGAGCGTCAATCTCGACCTTCCTGCCGTCATAAAGAAACGCGCAAGTGACCGTTTTATCAAGAGATTCTGACCATTGGTCGTCGTCTATCGATGGCTCGAAAACGAGGCCCGCAAGACCGTCAAACGCGCCAAACCCGAAATCGACGCTGTATCTGTCGCAAACAATAAACGGGGTTTCAAACGGGTTTCCGAACCAAGATAGTGGCTCGCCAAGACTTTCGCCCCACCCGTTTGCACCAAGACGGATTGCATGGAGCATGATCCTATGGTGCAACGCAGCACCATCATGGCCCAAACTTTCTGCAAGGTGCATCAACTTGTTCCACGAAGGGCTATCGAGGCTGATGCTCTCGCAAATAGACCACTCGGCAGGCAACTCGGTGTTGCTCATCGAAAGCGTGCCAACCGCATCGCCAGAATCATTGAGAACCGAGACCGATCGATCATCGGTGAAAACGAGCCTGTTTTGATAGGCAAGGTTGATCGTGCCAGAAGAAAAATCTACCCAACACTTCAGCCAAAGACCCCTAGCCGTCTTCAGGTAGTATTCCGCTTTGTCGAAGCCGCTCCCTTCTCTCATTCCACGCATCCTCGGTCATCAATTTGTCGATCCCAATGTATCTGTTCATGCCTTCCAGATGCACCAAGAAAACCCGCACCTTATCAATCTCTTGATAGCGGGAAATCTTCTGCCTCTCTTCTTCATTGGGTTTCACAAGATATCCCTTCGTCCAAGCAGGGATCGTAACCCACTCCTTGTCCGCATTATTGTGGAACAGCATCGGCTCTTTCGTCCAAACCCAACGGCGACCGCTCATGCAAAATCCTAGTCACGCGCAATCAATTGCACGATTACCACGGGATGTCATCATCCGAAAATCCAACGCTCTTTCTCTCAAAATTTGAGGCATTCGCAAGGACGGCTTTCAACCTGTCGTTTCGCATAATCCGCCGAATGCGGAACTGATCGCCGCCCTTCCCTTCGGTTGCGGCAATCCGCTCATGCAGCGTGACAAAATTGTTCACAAACTTGGCAATCCAAACAAGCGTCTGGGCCTTTGCCTCGGAAACGCTGTCAAAATTGTCCTCAAACAGCAGAACACCATCGTAGTAAATCGATGCCCTTGCACCAGATACATCCTCGACCTTGGTGAACCGAACATCAATGCCGCTGATGGAATGAACCTCATCGAAACTATATCTGGAGTCCGAATCAAAATCTTTGCCAATCTCGTCGTCGTTCAAACTCATCGCAACCTCCATCAACCAGACCGCATGAACCAAATCGTGCGGCAAACCAACCCGAAACTTGTCAGAAAACAACGCCAATATCTGACGAAGATCATAGATCATTTGGCATCGACCTGATGCACCTCAATCCGAACCGTCACAGGATTCTCGCGGCAATTATTGATCTCGATACTTGCCCAAATGATGAGCAGAAAAGCGGCAGCGAAAACGCCGCATCCTGTATCACTAGAAACCTTGACGATAGGATCGCTCATCTAGTCCTTTTTCTCATCAGGGGTTGAAGCACCTGTCATCGAAGCACCCTGCTCGACAATCGAGACGCTCTGATCAATGGGCGGTGGGTTCTCTAGGTACATAACCATCGCACGCGCCAACTCACGGTAGGGCGTAATCGATGTGAAAGCCACCACGAAATCGCGGTCAGGCAACGCGCTGCGAACCAGATCGATGATCGACAACACCGTAAGCGGGTCGCTCAAATCAGGAATCGCCTCGTCCGCATTGCGAACCTCGATGAACCGCTTTGCATTCAAGACCTGCAAAATGCCATCTTCACTGGTGCCAACAACCAACTCGCGATCGGTTGTCGACATACCCTTGATCCAACGCCAACCAGACAACTTCTTGAGCCGCTCGGCAAACTCGCGATCCTCTGCCTCGGTCTCCTCA